GTCCCAAGGTGTTTCTAAATAATTATAGTTTGCGTTAGAAATGTGATCAACCCATTTTTCTTTATACTTCTTTTTAGCAAAAACCATATAATTGTACATAAAACGATCTCTACCATCATCTAATTTTCTTTTGGAACAAAGAGCTAAGCATGGTGGACCATCATTAAATTCTTCATTCGTTCCTACTAAAATATTCTTATATGTTGTGTCGACTAACTTTTGTAAATCTTCTTTATTTATTTTTGATTGATTAGCTGCTTCTATAAACTGCTGCAAAGATAGTTTAGAATTATTCTTATCTACAGCATATCGATTTGTTTCTCCATTATTGTAATAAGGTAGGTTAATGAAGTTACCTGGTTTAATCTCACCTTTGTCGTCTTCCTTTAGTTCTTTCTGCTTAGGAAAAATCTCCGTATCGGGATCCAACCCAAGAGGAAGTAGAAAAGATTTTAAAGCTTCAATTAAATCTATCGTTGGAATGGGTTCTTCAAGAAATAGATAACAATGAAGACCACCACTTTTGGATAAAAGAGGTAGCAAAGGTAGTTTATATTGTTGAAATAGTGCTAAATATGATTCTATTTTAAATTCTTTGTAATTTTTTGGATCAACATCAATACATCCAAATTGTGCTGTTTTATCTAATCTACAGGGTTGTATTCCTATAGATATTTTTCCCTCTATGTGATTTTTGTAATCTTCGTCGGTGATGGGTCTGCCTGACCATTCATAGTCAGGTTTTAATTTGTTTTTTTCGGAGTCCAGTTTTGCACTGGACATATCTGCGATACCGAAGTTTCCATCGTAACCAGAAAAAAGCTCTATAAATTCTTTCACCATAATGATCCCTTACTACTAAATTATGTTTTTTTGCGGGCGGCTTCAGTCTCCCTAGGCCGCCCTATTTTCCTTCGCGAGGAAACTTAGTAGTTAGATTTTCCTTCCTCTATAGAACTTTCAGCTTTACGTTTAGCTGATGAAGCTTTTAAAGAATTATGAAAATCTTTAGCCATTTGGTAAATGCCAGCATTATCTACTTTTCTTGACAATGAAATTTTATATCCATGCCAATTAAAGTTGCTTCCAGCGTTTTCTACAGATTTTAATGTGTAGATTCTGGAAAAGATTGGTGCCGGAACGGCTTTTTTAGTTTGTGGATCGATCTCAACCTCATTTTCCATTAATGAGTTCCAACCTCTACTCTCTTTTAACTGAGTAGATTTCATAGTGATCAAAGCCTTCTCAGGTCTATCACCATTAATGATCACAAAGTGATTTGCTGTTTTGATAATTTCATTACCACTTTTCAGCATATCTTTATTACGATCATTTTGAGTTGTTTGTTGAAGAACCTCAGCACCTCTATCTGGGTGAACTGGTCTACCTTCGCTTTTTTCAAAGGGAGCCCATTCTGGGTACGTCATTTTGTAGAATACAGGAATTATTTCAATTCCTTTTTCTCCATCATACAGTTTTTTTGTAACTGTATTATAAAACATGCCGGCTTCAGCGCCTTCCACGTATTTAGCATGTTTTTTCTTTGTTTCATCTGAACCACTTTGTAGTAGTTTCAGAAAAGGTAAAGCAAGATCGCCTTTATCAATGTTTTCAAGACCCATTCCTGAATCTTTAACAAAATCTAAAGTCGCTAATGCACCACCTTGTTTTTTTACGATGTCACTTGTCTCTTGACTCATGTTACTTACTCCTTGTTATTTTTGTTTTGTTTCCCTTAAACAGGTTAAAATGTTCAGCCGGAAGATCTAATTTTTTTTCAGACCGCTCTCTGAACAATGCTTTAAGAGTCATGGGTTCCACTTTAAGTTTTTGAACCGGTTGGTACCCATTCTCTGCTGCAAGGTTTGCGTAATCGCTCGCCTTGTTATCTTCGCCACGGCCAAAGGAAACAGTAATTTCATTTTTAATCAAATCACCCAGACCGTTTTCTCGAAGCCAGTTATACGCGCCATCTTTTCTTGCTACAGGTATTGTGGCGCTGTAAATCTCTTTTACTTCTATAGCAGATCCATCAGCTAATTTCATTGTTTTAAGCTTCATAGACTCCATCATTTCAGGAATAACTTCTCCTGATAATTTGTCTGCTTTAATTTTTTTAAGTTTAAGATTTTCTTCGTCTTGTTTTATTTCATCTTCTAGTCTTTGAAGACGAACAACACAATCAGATAAATCTTGTACATTAGCAAGACTGTCCACTGCTTGTGGAGCATCTTCTAAGAATTGTTTTTGTAAGTTTTCGTTACTCATCTATTTTTCCTTTCTCAAATAAATTTATTTCTATTGGATAATACACTTTTTCCTGTCTGTCCCATTTTAACAACTTAAATTTCCCGTTGTTTATATCAGATACAATTGCACATGCCAATCCGATAACTGATGGATCACCAGACAATAATAAATAATCGTTAGAGTTGTAATCCTTTAACAACTTTCTTAATTCGTACATTACAGGACCAGGACTCAAAACGATTTGTGTATTTTCTTTTAAGAGAACTTTAAGCTTTCCATACTTTAAAGCACCCATAATGTTGAATTTAGGACGACCGATACTAGTACCAGGAAGTTCCTGAATAACATAAACAATAGGTTCTTTAGTTTCTTTTAGTTCTTTATATTCTCTCATAACTTTCTTGACAATATATAGGACATTATGTATATAATGTCAATAGAAAGAAGAAATTAAAATTTATGAAGTATAAATTTAAAACTAAACCATACGCGCATCAATTAAAAGCGTTGGAAATGTCTTGGAATAAAGAAGTATTTGCATACTTTATGGAAATGGGTACTGGAAAATCAAAGGTGCTTATAGACAATATGTCTATGCTTTATGATAAAGGTAAAATTA